ACTGTCAGGGATAGATCGATCTTATAGAAAAAAGAAGGGGGCAACAAGTGCCCCCCATAGTCTTTTAAGCTCCGGGTGAACCGAAGATTCCAAGAGGATCTGAGACCCCGAAGGAATATCGCTCACGAGCCTTATAGCGGCTGTTGCCCGTATCGAAATCAGCGTCCATAGACGTAGACATCGGCGTACGAACAAAGTGCTTGAGGCCGTTCGGAACATCAGTCATCAAGAACCATGCGTCGGTATCCGTCAGATAATGGTTAACTGTGTAACCTTCTGGGATTGAACCGTTGTTACGGATGGCGTTGATGTCGTTGTCAGCCGTACCCACACGACCTTCAGTTTCGAGCAAACGAGTCGCTACGAACTGGAGATTGGGCGGAATAACTAGCTTACGAGGCTTGGCTGCAATCAAGAGGCCACGCTCATCGGTCCAACCTGCAATCTGAATAACGGCAGCTTCAAGAGAAGTTTCGTTAAGATCAGCCGCAACAGCGGGACGGTTTGAGTTAGAGCCACCTGATACCAACGGGTGGTCCGTTGCACACAGTACTTTGCCGTCACCATAAGTCGGGTTGCCGGAACCAGTGAACGCTTGGTTCAACACGGTTGCAGCTTTAACCTGCTTGGTGTACGCCATAGCACGAGCCAGCGCCTTCGTATAACGTGCAGACAATGAGTCATACAAGTTATCTTCAATAGCTTCTTCCGTAATTGAGAAGCCCATTGCGATGGTTTCGTGTGTGTAACGTGCAGTCCATGCTTCTTGAGCATTGTCATACTCAATCGCAGCACCTTCGTTTTTAACGGGTGCAGCTGAGAAGCCAGACAGCTTGGTTTCTTCTTCAAAAGAGCGATCAGAAGATTCAGTTTCGTAAATCTCTGCATGCTCTTCACCATACTTAGCGTACTCCATTCCAAACAGTGCGTTTAGACCGGGAAGGAGTTCTTTAAGTAGTTGGGCGCGTGAAATAGCCATTACTTATTCTCCTTATACGCCAGTGGTGTTGTCATACTGGTGACCTGCGTTCCACTTAACGTAGGCTTCCGTATAACCACCAGAGCTGTTCTTAGTTTCTTCGACCAAACCAATAATGCGGAATGGGAGAGTGTTAGTCGTAGCTGACGTATCTGAAATCGCGCAACGTGAGTTGCCTGAAGTAGAGTCGCCAGTATTATCTACACCCGCCACGTTCGCACCAACGTCGGTTTGAGCGAGGTCGCCAATAGTAGTACCCGAAGATACAACAGCAGCTTTAAAGAGAATGTCAGTGCCATCTGCAACGAATGCTTCGATGTCAGATGCAACCGTGCTTGCAGGATACGATTGACGCCATACCTTGTAACCAAGGTTAGGGTCGGTGTACGTGCAACCAAGGAAAACACCAACAGGTGTCATAGCAGCATCGAACGTATCACGTTCAACGGTGCCTCCGGTGACAAGTTTAACAGCATCTCCATAAAAAATAGAGGTAGCATAGCCACTAGCAATAGGCATGTGACGAGTTACACCCACGAAAGGAGAGCCGCTCAACAGTTTCACCGGAACTAGGCCATAAGGCCCACTTACAGTAGGATAAGCCATTTTAAGCTCCTAAATTAAGTTCCGTTTCCAAAAGTAACCTTCGATTTGCGGTCATGAAATAACGGCATACGAGGGTCGTTTTCTCTCATGAGATTGTTATCTACCGAAGCCATCTGAGACTTAGCTTGTTGTCCGTAATAATCATTACGTTCATCCACCATCTCTACTGGCGCTTTACAAAGCATCAGACCGCCTTGCACGATATTATCTTTAAAGCGTTCGTTTTCGACACTTACCAGAGTAATTTCGGGGTGTTCCGTAGCTTTTACCGGTTCCCAACCTTCACGAAGTTTGGAAGATACATTGGTTGGATCGACGTTTCCTAAAGTGCTAATGCGTATCCATCTGTAAGCATACCCATCCTCCGGTGTGGGAGAAGGTAGTACTTCTGGACGTTGCCAAGCCCTTTTTCGGCCAGTTTTTTCTCTCGTGTCTAGATCACGGTTTAGTCGATTCTCAGCCATTTGCCTTCCTCTGTTCTAACGCCACTTGGTCGGCGTATTGTTTTGGGGTTAGTCCTAAACGTTTTGCAAGCGTAAGCTGCGTGGGCGAAAGTCTAATCTTCCTTGGGGCCGTGCTTCGCGTAGCAGGAGCCACCACATTAGATTGTCTTTTCGGTTTTTCGACTACCTCACCAAGTTCATCCTCGAATTGTCCGGGGAATACTTCTCTCATGCGAGAGTCTATCCTCTCGTAGTACTCATTGCTCTGGGGGTCTACCCCGAGTTTGACAAGCTTTGTATGCAATCCCAGCGCAAAACTCGTCATTTCATCGTCATTTCCGAACCATGTGTTGTATTTAGCCCAATCACTAGCTCGTTCATCGACGGGTGCCGGTATGTTCTGTTGTGTATCTTCCACTGTTTGTACAGGAGTTTCAACCTCCTGTAAAGCATCAGGTTTCAAGTTATTTAACCTATCTGCTTTAATCTTAGCGTTAGTTAATTTTTCTTGTGCCTCTAACAACTTATCAGCGTCACCCGCTTCATAAGCTTGCTTGTACTGACGCTTGGCTATAATCATCTCACCAGCAGCGGTCTTTTTAGCTTGCTCTAGAAGAGCTTCTTGGTTCTGATTAACTGTACCTTTTAGCTTTTTATTTTCTTCTAAAAGGGTACGACTAAACCGCTCTAGTTCTTCTCGTTGTCGCGCTTCTTCACGTCGTTGAGCCGTTAACTTCGCAATACGTTTGTTAACTTTCTTTGAGTACCCATCTAATTCTTCTTTAGTAGGTTCGTCAGGTAAGTCTTCATCGTCGTTATTGTTATCGGCAACTTGTTTAACGGGTTCTTCTATTTCTAGTTCAGGCTCAACGTCAACTTCTACCTCGTTTTCTATCTCGTTAGAGTCTTGTTTACGGTTTTTGCCTATGACTTCTGCACTGGATGGTTCAATTTCAATCTCAATGCTTTCTTCTTTTTCGTCAGGAAACTCAAATTCAACTTTTTGAAAGGGCATTATCTACTCCTTATGCGCGGGTAATACCGCGTGGGTCAGCAACCACAGCCTCAATAGAGTCATCGTTCATCAAACGATACTCTACACCATTAACCTTAAACCTAGTACCCGTATTAGCACGAAACATAACGTAATCGCCTTGTTTGCACCACGGGCCTGTCGGGAACCGGTCTTCATCAGCATAAGCTTGTTGGCCCATGTCCAATACCAAACCAATAATCGACATAACATGTTCATGGTTAATAGTAGTAGCAGATTTAACGAGTCCAGATTCCCCAAACGTCTCTTCGACTTGGGGTAATGCAACTAGAACTCGGTAGCCTACCGGCACAGGGAGTTGGTTTTCTATATCTTCTTGAGTTAGTTGAATTTCAGCGACAGCTTCACTCATCGTCATCATCCATGTAGTTTCGGGCAAGGCCATTTATATGGGACAAACAGGTCTCTAGACCTCGAATCAAGCCTGTTGCTTCCTTGTACTGGGTGAAGTCTTTAGCTCCCCCCGACGCAAGAAAATCCACTGCAGAGGAGCGATCCTCCTCTATTTTATCTCTTAGCACGTCAAAGACGGTTTTAGCCATTACTGACCCTTATTCTGTTGTTCTATAAGTCGCATAAGCTCTAAATCTAACTTCTCTTTGTTATTTTGTTTGTCTAACGCAATTTTGACGCCTTCTTTTTGGGCTTCAATAGAGAGTTCTTGTTTATCTAGCTTAAGTTGTTCTACCTCTAAAGCAGCGTCTACCCGATCCTTTTGAGCCTTACGCTGTTGTTCTGCTTGACGGATTTGTATATCTGCAGCATCTTTTTGAGCCTTCCGTTGGACTTCTTGCTGTTTTACTGCTAGTTCTTGTTGCTGTAACTGGAATACAGGGTCTTGCGCCTGTTGCTGAGCTTGTTGCTGTGCAGCCTGTTGTTGATGGGCTTGTGTTAGCTGTGTGCCCGCTTTAGCCATTAACTGAGCTAAAGTAACCTCAATGCTTTCTGGAAGTTCTTCGTTTGGTGCGGGGAGAGGCGCTCCTAACTTTTCTTCTATTTGCTTACGGTAGTTAAACCCTAAGTGTTGTGCTAAATGCGCTTGTAAAGCAGCCATAATTGCCTGCCCTTGCGGGTTCTGCCCAATCATTTGAGCAACCATAGGATCTTGCATAAACGCTTGATGCGTTGTTATATGCGCGTCATGATCTTGGTATATAAACGCTTTAAGTGGTTTACCATTGAGTGCATCCATGTTTTCACTAACTGGATCAGTCGGTTTAAGATCATCTTGAGTCGGGACAAGTTTATCTGCATTTTTAACTCCTAATACCTCGATCATCTGTCGATGTAATTGAGGTAGGTCGTATATTTGTGGCGCTGACTGAGCCATCTGCAATACCGCTTGGTATTGAACAACCCGCTGCGCCATTGTTGAGCTGTTAGGATCACTGACAGGAATAACATCTACTGTCATATAGTCCGCTACCCGTGCGCTTACTTCTCCACGGATAGGCATATAGTCATACTCTGTCGGGGCGTACTCCGACATAATCGCCTTGAGCATCTTGAATTCTTGCTTCATGGCGTAGTGAACGCGGGCTTGTACCGCAGCCATCGGCTTCAATGTACGTTCTAACAGAGCTAGTGTGGTTCCAACTGGCGCATTGGCCGACATATCAGAGATGTTCATATCACTGATAGCACCCAGCCTACGACCTTCCGTAGTAATCTGGTTCAGCAACGCGAGCAGCGTTTGGCTTGGCTCCTTATAAGGAAGTGGCATGATGTTGTCGCGGATCGAGCCAGACGGTACATCAACGTCTTTCCACTCTCCCGGCTCAATCGGCGTGTCATCGCCTTTGATTCTCAACCCACGAGCTTTTAAACCCCCCGGAAGGTTAGATAGCGTACCAGCATCCACCAGTTGTCGTATAAGCGACGTTCCAGCCTTGGCGTACCCTCCTATGATGTGGATCAAGCCAAGTCCGTAAAAACCAAATCCGGGCACGTATACATAGTGCACAAAATGCTGACGCTTAAGATGTAGTAGATCTTCTTCTGCCCAGTTACGTCGGATAGCTAAAACTTCTCCGGTTCCTCTTTCGATGGTAACGACATAAGGCTTTGCAATCTCGTCTTTATCTTCGTCAACATCGTCAATAACGAGGTCCGCGTGTACTTCATAAACTGCATATCGATCATCATCAGTGAGTGAATATCCACCTTCTTCTGCTTTCCTTTTCTCTACGTCTGTATGGAAAGGTTGTGGGTCACCTAGTTCAACATCTCGATAAAACCCAATAGCCTGAAGCTTTCGTAATTCGTTTTTAGTCTTTCGCATGACGTGCGTAACACGCTCTGCGGTTTCAATGTGTGAAGCGCCATAAGGAATAATTACATCTTCAGCGGGAATATAAATAGCGACTTGACGGCCAATATTAGGATCAAAATAAACTTTCTTGAACGCGGATCCAGCTAGCCCAAGGCTATACAACATACGCTCATGCTCTGAACGATACTCGACCATCCGTTCAGTCAACTGATAGTTCATATCCGCCTTTACTCGTTCAGCGGCTTCAATCTTATCTGGTGTTTCTTCACCAAGAATCTTTACACGAACGGGACCAGCGGCTGGGAAAGTCTCACTCATCGTTTCTGCTTGGAAACGAATGGCGGCTTCGGCAAGTACCGTCGAGTAAACTCCGCAGGCTCCTTCCCACGGATCAGTGCGTTCTTCGTACTTAAACCCTAATACGTCCAGTCCTTTAACAAACGTATCAGCCCAGTCTTTGCGGCTATCAATATCTGCATCGATAAGCCCAAGTAAATCTTGTGAAAGCCCTTGCAACGTATTTTCATCTAACCCTTCTGCAAGGTTGGCATCAAACGCCATCATGTCTACTTCATTAGCATCTGGAATTATTGTTATCTCCATGCTGCCATCAGATAGCGTGACCATCTCTGGGTCAACGATTTCTATCTCTAGCTCAGCGGATTCTCCCTCTTCAAACTCCATAACGTCATCAAGACCTTCGGGAGCCGCATACAAACCTTTTTCAATCGCCATAATTCATACTCTTAGTAGTATCCACCGCGTCGTTGTTTGAAATACCTTTGTTCTTCAGGTTCATCAGTTGGCAAGCGTATGAATCCACCTTGTCTAAAACGCATTAACGCCATGACAGTAGAGTCAACCAAGTCATCATGGCTCATAAACGGGAATCCAGCAATCTCTTCGACTACTTCCTCTGCCCAACGAGTTTCGGGTATCCATACCAGACCCGATGCTACAATATCAGCTACAGAATTTAAACGCGCTAGTTTATCACCAGATCCTCTATGCGGTGTATATTCTTGCACAGGTAGTCCCATCCTACGCATCTCTTGGTAGAGTGCGGTACCTGCGCTCTTCTTCTCCACAATAAACGCATCAGGCTCCCAATCTGCATACTCTTCCATAGCTAGCTGCTTTAGTTCAGGAAACTCTAATCGCTGTTTGATGCTGTTAAGTAGGATGATGTTATAGGCATCTACCTCTTCGTTAAAGAACACACCCCACGTAGTCAGCGCGGTGAAGTCCGCACGGTTATGTTTTTCTGCCGCTGCGTCCAACGACATGATGATGTACTCACAACTAGGCGGGGTATCCCTACCCCAATGTTGCCACCATTCTCGCTTAATTAACGCAGCTTCTTCTGCTGTTGGTTCCTGTTGGTACTGCGCGTTCCACTGGAATGTCGGCATCGACGCCTTAGTCCGTAGTAAAGCGTCTAAATCAAAAAACTCCGGCCATAGGGGTTTTTGAATCGGTTTACCTGTATCCTTATCTTCAAGGTCTAGTATGGCTGGAAATTCTATTACCTCAAAGCTATCGGCCCGATCATTCTGGGTCATATCTCTAATTACACGCCCAGTTAGATCATCCATGTGCCATCGAGTCTGGATAATCGCTACGCGGCCTCCCGGCATCAAACGAGTACGAGCACCGAACGTATACCATTCATACGCCTTCTCAAACACCGAAAAGTTACCGTTAATTACGTCCTGCTCTGAGTGAGGATCGTCAACCAGTAACAAATCCGCACCACGACCTGCTAACGCAGAACCTACGCCGCACGCGTAGTACTCACCACCTACATTAGTATTCCAACGGCCAGCCGACTTAGAGTCAACCGCAAGTGACACGGTAGGAAAGATAGATTTATAGGAGTCGGTGTTAATTAAGTTCCTTACTTTCCTACCAAAGTCTACTGCGAGGTCCGTGGTGTGTGACACCATCATGACCTTCTTATTAGGGTTCCGCCCCAGAAACCACGCCGGAAAGAATATAGATACTAACTGTGATTTTCCGTGGCGGGGCGGAATATTAACGCAGATACGATCTTTATCGCCCCGCTCAATTGCCATGAGCATATCTGCCAAAATTCGGTGATGCTGCCCTACAATGTAGTCAGGCTGCATCGCTTTACAGAACTCTATTAGATCGTCATAAGCTAACTTGTTCTGCTTACGTGTACTTAGTTCATCGACTAGACGATCAATTTCTACTACTTCTTCGGGGGTGTAGGCATCAAGATTATCCAACATCACTTGGATTTCTTCTTCTGTGAAGTCTAATGCGACTTCACTCATCGTCATACCCCTCATTATCAGGCTTTTCTATAGGTTTTAACCCCAATTTCTCATCCAAATCGATGATTTCCCCCTCTAAAACCACGGGAGCGTCCAATTCTTGGGGTGGGTTTACCAATTTCTCTAGCTTTGAGCGCAGTTTTGCCCGTAAGTCATCCGTTGACTGATGAGTAATAGTCACTTCTGACTTTTCTGCAAACAAACTTACATCAGATATCTTACCTAACAGCTCTAGT